CAATCAGTTCATAGCTTTTCTCTTCTGCTTCGGGATGCAATCGAACGAGGTACAAGTCCTTGACAGTGTGACCGTATTTGGTTTCCAAAATGTATTTGTACGTATTCAGCTGCAGTGCATAGTGCCAAAAGTTAGAGTCGGGAAAATGACACACGGGGACCGCCACCGCAAATTTGTTGAAGGTGTTGATACGTGTGATGGCTTTGGCGCGTTTCCAATCGTATATCGCCAGCGTACCGTCCGGATGTTCAAACACCATGTCGATAGAACCGGCGATTTGGATGTCTTCGTCGTACACAGTCCATTCGGTGCGATACGGTTTCAGGTCGGGATGGTCTTTGACAAATTGAATAAAGTATTGCCACTCCAATGAACGCTCAGTTTCCGCCTCCTTGCGACGAATGTAGCTGCGGTACAAGTCCTTGTGAGTGTAGGCATAGTCGAGTTTCGGATAATTGTAGAAGCATTCAATGTCGAAATGCAGGTCGGTGCCGGCTCCTGCAACGGCGTCGCGATTGGTCTCCCATTGCGCCTTGATTTGTTCGGGTGTCATTCCCCAGTACTTGTGACCCACTTTCCAGTTTCGCCCGTTCATCATCTTCTGGATGACATCGTCTGCATCAAATTGAGGAAAATGTGCGTGATTCCAGGTGGTCACCGACGTATACTGGGTTTCTGGGTCAGCCAAGATGGTGTATCGATGACCCTCTTCGAAGAACTGGATATTGGCGTCACGAGGGTGACGGTTGCGGGTGGACAATATAGGATGCAGTGTTGGTTTCATTGTTATTTCGTTTTTTTCTTACTTCTTATTCCTGTTCTTATTCTTTAGTGTTGACATTTCCTTAAATGGTTATCGTTCAATGTTTTTCCTCAACAAATTTTGTAGCGTTTCCGCAGCATATGTTTGTATCCGATGTCGACGAGTTCTTGTCCGTGGTCAAAGTTGAGCATATCGTATCCTTTGAGCGCTTGAGCGGGCACGTAGTACTTGTTTATCTCTCCGATGGTGGTGCGGCAATTTTGGTTGAGGGTGGCCATCGGGTTGTTGAAATTGTTCAGTACAATCATAACCGTTCTGCAGAGCATGTCTCTGAGGGAAGCAATAGGTGCATCACTATACACAAAATCTTCAAAGGGAGTGATGAACGTCACATTCAAATAGGTGTTGTCATGCTCTACGTCAATCAATTCGTTGCTCAGGGTGCCACCATCAGCATAGAGCTGTCCATTGAATTGAATGGGTGGAAACATGCCGGGGATAGCGCACGACGACATCATGAGGGATACCTTGTCGTCCTGGTTTTGCTCCTCGAATGTGTAAACATCGAGTTGACCAGAGTACAAATTCGTTGCGCCCATCAGTGTATGAACCACTGGTTGGTTGGGCATGGAAGCAATAATCTCGGTCAATGTCTGGTGAAGAGGGTGTGTGTTGAGGAGAGAGAGTCCGGTGGTGGGCAATGCTTCGTACACCATACGACTGCGTATACTACTGTAAATGCGTTCGGCACTCTGAATACCGCGGTGAACATCACTGTAATAAGAAAGAAACCCTGCGTTCAAAGCACCTGCAGAAATGCCTGTGTACAGGTCATAGCGTTTGGGGTCTGTCTCATGGATTCGTTTCAAAATGCCGATTTCCAGGGCGCCAAATGACCCCCCTCCGCTAAAGGACAGCTGGTTCAAGCACTCTGTGCAAGCAATCCAGAGAAAAAAAACAGCAACACTCGTCATCGTCATCCACATGGTCGAGTCGAATGTATTGTATATATAATAGATACGACGATTATATATTATATATTATGGTATTATGGTATTATGGTATTATGGTATTATGGTATTATGGTATTATGTATACGTTCAACAAGTGATTTTTTTTATTGGTTTTGTGGTAATACCAAACGCACCTTACACGTCTTGCCTTTCCTGCATTTTACCTTGTAGCGGAATGTCTTCTTTTTACTCTTGCTTTTGATTTTGTTTTTGCTTTGGTTGTTTCCAGATGAATTGAGGTCAAAGTCCTCCAGCAGACGCTCATGAATGGGAACGTCAACACTGGGCACATTCATAATGTCATCCAGATTCAGTGTTACTTGATAATGACTCTTGCATTTGCCCTTGATGTTAATGTCTACTTCTTTTTCTTTCATGTTCTAGCGCTTTATACACTTTTACAATATTATATTTTTATTTGTGTTTCTTTTTTTGAGTAAAAAGAAGGAGCAATAAAATATAGTCTTAGCGTATAAAGAAACATGGAGCTAAATGTGTCCGAGTTGTATCCAAAGCAAAACTATTGGGAGAATTCAACGTCTACTACTACTTCTATGGAAACAAAAAGGAAAAAGAAGGTCAGCTTCGACGACATCTTGTCCAACATGAATTTGGTGGTAAATCAGCAAGGTGTCCTGCAATACATGTCCCCCAATGCCGTCGTGGAACAACATCCAGACTATGCACCGCAATATCAGCAACAACAACAACCTTGGCAACAGCAACAACAACAACCTTGGCAACAGCAACAACCATCACCATTGCCTGTGGAACCAGGTGTAAAACACAGTTATATTTACAACAAGTACTTCAAGAATTATGTGGACCCCAACATCAATGTTCCGGCTCCGAGAGTGCCCAGAACCATCGAAGAATATCGGCAAATGGTGCTGGAGGACCGAATGAACGCCATTCGTCAAAAACAGCGGATAGACCAAATCAAATCCAAGAAATTATTGTTTACTTCTACACCGGGACCAGGACCTGACCCACGACACATTCAGGCGACAAAGAATAGTTTGCGTATGATGAGCTTCCACTAACAGCAAAAAAAAGTCAAACAATTTTTTTCAACAAATTTTTTTTTGGTTTAAAAGTTTTTGTTTCATGATTTACAATTTATGCCTTATTCGTTATTATGCATCCGACCCGTTGAACAGTTGTTTGGTTTCCAAAGTTTGCGTTTGAATAGTGATAATTTCAGTACGGCAAACTTGACAGCGAGTGTTTTGCTGTTGTACATGTTCATAGGTGCAATAAATGCAGAACGTGTGTTGACAATTCAATCGGCAAATATCGTCAATTTCTCTCCTTTCCACGCAAACACAACATATCTCATCTCTTTCATTCACATAAAACTGCTCCGCAAATACTGTGAAGGGAGTTGGTACCGTAGATATCGTGATATCCTCTTCATAGTGAATAGTGTCACTGGGTGCGAGCAACAATCGACGAATGAGATTGAGCATGAACCAATTGCTTGTCTCATTATGCTGACGGTCGTTGTAGACATATTGGTTCTCTCTGATTTGCTCTGAGAGATTGTTTTCAATGTCGTTGTCTTGTTCAAGCAGCGATGACATGGTTATCAATGTATGAGTGTAGTTATGCTTTCTGTCATCTGTCATGGTCGACATGCGTCAATTTTTTTTTCAAAAAAAAAAATACATTACTAAAAATGGATAAATGGATAAATGGATAAATGGATGAATAGATGAATAGATAAAAAGATGAAAAGATGAAAATAGAAAATAATATTAACCCAATATAACAACTTAAAGACAATTTCACCACATAACATGGGGGTCCCCGGGCTTAGCTCATTTGGCAGAGCATTTGACTGTAGTTGTTGTTTTCCCCACGAGTTGTCATCAAAGGGTAGCTGGTTCGATTCCAGCAGTCCGGATATATATATCTATATCATATATGTAGACATTTCCCCCATGTTTACATATATTAATCAATCATCAATCGTGTACAGATGTTTCAATGGTATGCAAGTTCAATCTTTTCCTTATTTCCACAATCAACTTGCTGAAAAACCCTCTACCTTGCAGAAATACTTTGGCTTTCAATGCACAGCACAAATCAATGTCCGCGTTCCCTGAGTCAAAGTGTTGAGCGCCCAGCTCTGTCAAGACATTTTGCAAATATATGTTGGAGTATGTGACACAGTCCTGATAATTTGTCGAACTGGTTTTCGCAAAAAAACATTTGCCGATAACGTATTTTTTGTTCATGTCATCACCAATCAACGCTTTGATGTCATGTTTGGATATCGGTCTTTTCAATCTTTCATGCCATTCGTTGCCTGCAATGACATCTCCTAACCTTAAATGTATGACGGTGCTGTCAGCGATGTCTTTCGGTAAAAGATGCTCATGTTGTTTCAGGTGACCTAACGCAATTTCGGTCACGATATCAATATTGTCACGTGTATCCCTGTTTCGCTTTCGTAGGATGTATTTGCCGCCAATCGAATATGGATAATCTGAAAGCAGTTCATTCTGTTCGTTTTCGCCTAACTCCAGCAAGACCAAATCACCTAATCGATAGGATGAAATCATCGTCATACACTAGGTCCATAAAAAAAATATTACAAGATTTTTAACGGTTCCTTCTTCTGCTCCTCTTCGTCTTCGTTCTCTTCCTTGCACACGTCAAAGTCTGTAAAAATGTTCTCGTCGTCTGAACCGGACATGCTTCCTTTCTCTTCGTCACTGTTGATTTGCATGTGAATGTTTTGCTGTTTTTCATGAGACCCCCCACCCATGCCTAGGAGCTGGATGACACCATTCACCGGGGCTTTGTTCAGCTTCAACACGTGGTCATCATAATTGATTTTGTCATACTCGCCCTTCTCCAATTTGTCGTAAACGTCCATTTTGTTGTATATTTGTTCTGTTATTTTCACGTTGGCTTTGAGCAACTTGTTTGCACGTTTTAAATCATAAATGGTCTGCTTTCGTCGTTTGTGTTCATCTTTGCGCTTCTCTTTCAAAAACTTATTGGTGCTGTGAAGCTCATGGATGAATTCGTTGATGTCGTCGCTACTATTGCCTCTTTTCTTTGCTTTTGCGTGGCTCTCATCCTCACACTTGTCTTTGTATGGATTCATGACGTCTTCAATAAACAAATTCAGTTCGCGGGGGTCCTTGATTTTGTCTTGTATACCATAACTGCAGCATATCCATTTTCTCCATTCCATCTTCTTTCTCTTCTCTGCATTCTCCATTTCTTTCATAAACATTTCGTCAATAATCGAAAACGCTGATTTCAGCACCAAAATGTTGTTCAAATGTCTGTCCTTCTCCGACTGCAATCGTCGGATTTCTGTCTCGATTTTGGCTACAGTGCGGTCCGTCTTGTCTTTTTCTCTCTTCGACTTCATCACCTCAATCAAATAATTCTTTTGATTCTTGACTTCTTTGATGGAATTGATTTTGCGTTTGCGGATATCCTCAATCTTCTTGATAATAAGAAACACATTCGTGTTATAAATGATGGGGTACACCGTGCGGATTTCTTTTGGCACGATGAATTGGTTTGTTTCCTTGATTTCTTCAATCTTCTTCTTAATGTCCTCCAATTCCTTTTCGATGTTCTTCTCTTCGCATGTGAACAGCAACGTTTTGCCCGACAAGAATTCGATACGAGTTTGCAGCTTGTCGTATTGATGTGCCGATATCTTGTGAGCCTCCGAGGCGGCATCCAGTTTCAAATAGTTGACAATCGCCAGCAGAAAGGCAATGAGTCCATTGACTCCGGAGATGAAGTAGGCACCCCAGTTGAAGTCTTTGATGATGGACGCCAAGACGGTTGCCGCAGTGGACAAGAAAATGGATGGCATCATCAGCTTGTTCAAACGGTTTTCGCAATGGGATTTGGACTCCATGTAAATGAGTTTCTGACCTCTCAGGTAGGTGGCCAAGATGTCCAGTGCACTGGAATATGTGCTCTTGTTGTCGAAATAATTGTTCATGATTTCTTGCTCGACTTCTTTGTATGTGAACTTCTTGTAGGTTTTTTTGATGCGGTTGCCGGATGCATCGAGCAGGTTGCCAGAGGGGTCGTTGGACGAGGAAACATCGTCGTCGTCTTGGGTAAGCGGTACGATGGTGTCGATGCTATTGCGTCGTTTGCGATTCGAAATAATCAAGGAACGGTTGTTGTAGTTCATGCGCTGCAATGGCGGAGTTGGCGACATGGGGTTGTTGGATTTGAAGCTGATACTGTTTGCATTCTCGTGTTGTTTGAATTTCAATTTCTGTTCCTCTATCAGCATAGATTCCATTTCCATGGTTTTTGCTCTGAGTGCGGATTCCAGTTCGTGTACTTCATTGTCCAGCTGTTTTTCTGAGTGAGCATCCTTTGCGGAGTTGCGTCTCTCCAATGTTTGCTCAATGTCTATCTCCAACACATCAATGGTTTCCATTACTTGGTCCAATTCTTCCTGAATTTCATTTAGATTGCTCATACAATGGAATTACAAAAAAAATCATTATTATCTGCGCATTTATATATATCATATATATATATTAGATACTGAAGATGGCTCATACACGCAGAAACAGAACCCGAGGTTGGGGAAGAATGCAGCCGGGATACCATCAACGGACAGTCATGTTGCGGAAATGCGGCAGAAATTGCTTTCTGGGACCAGGCAAAAGTTACCCTATATGCACCAGAAATACTTGCAGAGTGAATCCCAAAGGTGTTCAGGCTGCCTTCAACCGCTCCAGGCAATTGCATCGCTACAGCATTGCGAGCAAAGCAAGACGATTGTTGAACAAGAACAAGAAGTAACCGAAAATAAGCTTTCAAACAAAATAAAATTGAAGCATTTTGTTTGAACGATAATACAGCAATACAATATATACTACATTGTGACCCATGATGTCAAGTCATCCGTGTACATTGTGTGATGGATGGGGTTGGTATGTGGACACGGAAAACATGCGCTTACCTTCCAACACACTGCAGATCGATGTCTCACGTGTTTATCCTCAGCCGAGAAAGAGGGACATAGTGAGCCCCAGAAAGAAACTGCCACTGACGTGCCATGTCAACAGTTTGGAGATGATAAAGGAAGACCCTGAAGATGACGATGATGACGAAGACACCCGACGGTTTCGTGCGACGGAAAAAGTCATCATTAGCATTTGCTCGACGGCTTTTGCCACCGCTATAGTGGTCTCAGTCGTCGTGTTGTTGCTCTTGTAAATATTTACATATACGTGTGCAACGTACATGGAATAAAAAAAAACCATATATGTGTTATGAAATATCTTGTCACGCACGTTCTAGCATCATGTTATTATGGGTTGGTGTTGGTGCCATTGTAAACCACGTAATTTTGCCAATTATTCTCTCCACATGGTGTCTTCCCAAATAACAACCCACTTGGGTCCGTAAAATAATTTGTGTACGGCATGCGGTTGACATCAATCAAGCTAGGTGGATACTCCGAAAGCGCGGGAGATGGATTACCGGATGCATCTGTGTACGAGGTCACGTTGCTCAAATCCAATTTGGTGTACAGGTTGGTATACAATTGTGTTTTGTTGAAGGAATCTAAACAAGGATAAAATGCCAACATGTTGGCTCTCTTCAGCATCAGCAGGTTGCTCTCTGTATTCACACCCTTGTTGGGATGGCAGATATTGGGGTTGCAAAATGTATACTTGCTTTTTTTATTGGTGAGATAGTCGCCGCTCGTCTGGGACTCTTTTACTTTCGCAAAGGCAGCGTTTCCAGAATAGAAGGAAGCCATTATATATATATATTAATACATCATTTAAATATAAAATTTGACGGTATAAAAAAAAATTGACAAGGTAGTATATACGAAAAAACCTATGTGCATGCAAGACACCATGACAGAACGGTTGCAAAAAGACAACAAAGAGAGAAAACAGCGAAGTTGGTGGCTTCGATGTATGCCTTCGTGGGTCCGTAAAGACCCAAACCATGATTGGACGCAGCACGGCACCGATATTCTTTGGGAGGACACCTGCGAGTTCGTGTTCCCTACGGAGGGAGGGCGCGTCATCAAAGTATATGACGGAGACACCTTGACGATTGCCACCCAGTTGCCCTACAAGACGTCCCCCTTGTATCGGCTGTCTGTGCGGCTCCGTGGGATTGATACCCCCGAAATGCGCGGAGCATCGGAAGACGAAAAACAGGCAGCCAAGTTAGTGCGTGACTTTGTACACAGTATTGCCTTCGGGAAATATGTCCAATTGCGCAATGTGCAGTCAGAAAAATATGGACGCTTGCTCGCAGACGTGTATATTGAGACTGTCCATCTAAACGAACTCTTACTTCTTCTACGTTACGCCGTGAAATACGACGGAGGAACGAAGGTGTGTCCGGCATCTTGGCTAAAGTACAGGCTCACTGGAGAAACGGATTGAGTGAAAGAGAGTGTTTAGATGTCGTAAATGCAGGTGAGCATCAGTGTGAAACTGTAATCCATATTGTTCAAGTTGATGATACGACCATATTCGTCCATCACTTGGATGGTCATTCCATATAGGTCGACTGGTCCAAAATATTCACGCGGAGGGGATGACGTGTTGGTGATGGAAGCAGTGACAAAGAAATTGAATGGTCGCACACTGAATACTGGAAATTTAGCTAGTATATTGTTGTTCAGTACAGATGCGTTCAGTAATCCATAAAAATTTTTTACTACATTGTTGTGATGGTCGTCCACCACAAAATAGATGTACTTTGCGCCCAAGACGTCGATGACTCCCTCTGACAAATAGTTCAGACTGCCGGTGTACATTCCGTTACGGAATCCCAATGACCAACCCAATTTCAATGGAAGCTGTGTCCCGGTGTCTGGATTCCCCAAGGAATCGGTTTGGAAGTTCAGTTCAATGCTCGTTATCGTGCTTCCGGCCGCGGGACCCACAAACATTTTGTTGTTGCCGATGAGATAACTTGATATAATGTTGGATTCTGCCAGTTGCACATTGAACACCACCTGTGAGAACGGGGCACCTAAGTTGGTGAGAGCAGTGTTGACCGCATTGGTCACCGTAATGGGGTCATAATTACCCTCTGGGATGGTGACCATGGCCGAGACACCATCTACGGTAATAGCAAAGAAGTCGTTGCCATATTGAGCGGAAATGGCGTAGTAATAAAAAGGAAACTCGATTTCGGTGAGCTGCATTTGCACCACATTCTTGAACTGAGTTGGCAATGCAAGGTTGAAATTCGTGGAGCTGGAGCTATAATAATTGTCCCGAAATTTGGTGTCGATGACGACATTCTTGCGAACCAAGCGTTTCTTGATCGGATTCAAAATGCCCGAATAGAATTCGCTTGGATAGGACGAGGTGTGTGGGGTGGTCAATTGCGTCTGAATCGCATGCACTCCGGTTCCATCCATGATGGTTTTGTGTGGCTGGTTGGGAGTGTACGTGTCGCTTTCTAGTAATTTCATGCTGTCCTGCATCGTGAAGCCGGCCATGGAATCGGTCAATTTGTACAGAGAGCCCATCTCGTCCACAATATCACTTGCGTTATTGCTTTTGCTTTCCACGTTCTCATTCAAAATGATGGTTTTCGCTTTGGTCAGAAAGTTTATTGTGTTGACCTGTGTCTCTTTGTTGATTTGTTTGTTCTTGAAAATGCTGTTGCGAAGTTTGAGTTCTTGTGCGTCTACGGTTTGTTGATTGAATGTGGGGGGCAATCCAAACATCCCAATCAGCTCCTCTCGAGTGTAATTGTCAATATTTAAATCGAAGTTCATTGTACTATTATTGGCTATAATTTATTTAAGATATTATTTTTTGTGTTAAATAAACAAATTTACAATAAAATTGATTTATAAAATTGGTTTCCCATTCGTTTGCATACACACATACATATGAATACAATGGAACTTTCCCATGAACAACAACTTGCCTTTGAGAAATACGTTCGAGGAGAGAACATTTTCGTGACCGGGCCAGGAGGAACAGGCAAATCCGCCCTTATCAAGATGATATATAGTCACGCGGTCAATCGTCGTCGCAATATCCAGGTCACCGCAATGACAGGTTGTGCGGCTATTCTTCTGAATTGTCGGGCCAAAACACTTCACTCGTGGGCAGGCATTGGGCTCGGCACTGGAACCATTGAAAACTATGTCTTAAAAATCAAGAAAAACAAGTTCTTACGGGCATTTTGGAGAGAAATTCATGTGCTGGTCGTGGACGAAGTGAGTATGCTTTCCCTCAAACTGTTTGACTTATTGAACGCTGTGGGCAAGGGTGTACGCAACAATATACGTCCCTTTGGTGGCATTCAGCTCATTTTATCTGGTGACTTTTATCAGTTGCCTCCCGTCGGAGATGCCTCGGAACCGGATACCCAACGCTTCTGCTTTGAGAGTGAGGATTGGAACAGCGTATTCCGTGTTGAGAACCAGATTGAACTGTGCAAAATTTTCCGTCAGACAGACGACGTGTACTGTGGTATTCTCAACCAGATTCGTGAGGGCAAAATCAAGCGCCGGTCCAATGACCTTCTGTTGCAATACGTGGGGCGCCCCATGGACCCTGCATTAATCGCCGAACCTACAAAGTTGTTTCCCACAAAGAGCAAGGTCGAGCACATCAACACTATGCGAATGGCGGCCTTGGACAGCGAAGAGAAGCTTTATACCATCAAGTATGTCAAGGACCTGGAAATGACCAAGTCTGAGCGAGAAACACGTCTGGCCTACTCGGACCAAGACGTCCGTATGGAGTGGGACTTCTTGGCAGCTGGATTGATGTGCGAAAAGGAAATCACGATAAAACTGGGAGCGCAAGTAATGTGCATTGTGAACATCAAGTCCGACCAAACAGGCGGAGATATTCTCCTTTGCAATGGCAGTCAGGGCATCGTGACCGATTTCTGCGCCATTACAGGACTGCCCAAGGTCAAGTACAACAATGGGGTGGAAATGCTCATGGCACGTCATGTGTGGCCAAGTGAAAAGATACCAGGCATTGGTGTGTCCCAAGTACCCTTGATATTGTCGTGGGCGCTCACTATCCACAAGTCACAGGGTGCGACCTTGGACTCAGCGGAAATTGACGTCGGTAGCGGCATCTTCGAGTGCGGTCAAACGTATGTCGCCTTGTCGCGAGTAAAAAGCTTGGAGGGTCTTTACTTGACCTCCTTCGATGTTGGACGTATCCGAATCAATCGCAAAGTAAAGGACTATTACGAGAAACTGAGAGAAGCACATCAGAAAGGACCAGAAGAAAAAGAAGAGAAAGCCGTGGACATCATTGATGCAGGCATCAAAGTGATAAAATTAGACGCCTAATTTATTATATATACTATGTTAAAAAATTGAAACACTTTTTTCTGTTTGAGACCTACCTGTAATAAACCATACTATTTTCACAACATGAACTCCCGCAAACTCTTTGAAATCCAAGGCTTCGTTGTCGTCGCTCGTTTCGACATCAAAGGTATATACTTGGTCCTTACGGACCCAATCAAGCTCGACAACTACGAGGGATATGTAGATGCAAACGATTTGCGTGCGCATTTTGTGTTAGAAGACATCTACAACCTCATTTGTGAAAGCTTTCAAGGAAGCGACGGATACAATGTCCAAATCCGCGTCATCGACGAGGTCATGGACCTCGATTTCCACTTGCCTGTTGGAGACACCTTGAAGCTCCATTTCGACGCCCAGTTGAAGAGAAAAGCGCTCACGAAGAAAGCTTGTGCCATGTTGAGTCTCCATAAGACCGAACTCATGAACAAACGGTTCCAGTATATGGAGGCCAAGCTCAGTGCATTGGAATCAGAATACGAACGCTTGTCATTGGATATCATGTTCTTGGAAGACCAATTTAGTGCACACGAACAAAGACTGGATAGCATAGAGGAGACCTTGGCCAATCGCAGTTCGTCGAATTCGATAAACATTGTGAAAAAGGGATGGTTTCCCATGACCGTGACATTCGGTGTGCTAGAGCTCCATTTGGACCAGCCGATTCAAACCATCCAAGTTGCCTTGCTCCAGTGCTTTCCTCGTTTGCGGACCTTGTCCTTTGAAGGGCATCTGTTGGAAGAGTTGAAGAGCAAATCACTAGAAGAACTCTATATTCGTGACGGCAACTTTACAGCTGTGAATGGCTTGAATATTTCACATTTGCCCAGCTTGAAGGTTCTGCACCTGATTCGTCCGCATGGATTGACCAATTTGGTTGAATGCTTGGCACAGGCAGACCACCGTTTGGATGCGGTCACCATCGAGCAGTGCCCGGAATCGATTGATATCCACGAACTCTATACCAGCTTTGGTCATTGCTTGAAGTTGAAAATTACGTAAATGTGTTGTATATTCATTCAAAGTTTGTATAAATTTGTGTAAAAAATTGAATATATTCTTTTCTTTTGAAAGCCATCTTGCATAGATGAAAACAATCACAAGACTAACATTATGACAACCACACCTACTTTTACCAATACTACTCAATACCGTGGATACACTGTTGTCTCTTCTCTCGACGGTGACCATATCTTTCTCAAGATGACAGAGCCAGATAGTTTCACCAGTTATGAGGCACGTATTGATTCCAAGGAGTTGCGTTTGCAAAACAACGCCGCAGCCATTTATAAAGTGATAACAGAGACCTTTGCGGACAACAATACAAATCGTGCTCTAGCTATTGATGTTGCGGACGGATTAATGACGCTAACCTTTCATGCACTCGTTGGCTACTTTTTAGATGTTCATATACATTTTGACATTGTCCTGTGTAAAATTTGAACCAGTTGAAAAACTTTAACAAATGACATATTTTATTTGTAATATACATAACGGTTAAATAATAAAACAGGATGACACATACGCGAAAGTTAAGACGAAACAAACCACGGCGGATGAGCAACAAGCGAGGCAGTGGTCTTTTCCCCAAAGGATACAATCCCATAAAAGGAATTCGAAATACCATGACCGCGAGACCGCCTGCATCGCAGAACCAAATGAACACCATGCTCTCTCAAAACAGTGAATTACGAGAACACAAAGCGTGTTTGCAAAAGATTGAGCAAAATATGGACTCTATTGCGCAAACAATCAATCAACTATTCGAAACCAGTGTTGGGGAATGTCTTGATGTATGTGATGCGAACAATCCACACGACTCGAAGAAATGTTACGAACTGAGACAATCCATATCTAACAGCAATGGTCCTTATGCATGGGCACAAGCTTGTTCTCTCTATTTCCCAGGCCCGAAAAGTAAAGAGTTTTATCAAAAGCTCGCATATGCAGACAATATATTAGGAGAGCTGATTAGTCTGTCAAGAAAGGTGAATGAGTACGAGAAAGTGGTGAAAGACATTAGAATGAAAACCGTCGACCTGGGTATGAATATGAATGAATCATTTGAGTAAGAGGTCAAAAACAATGAATTCAGCTGCATGGAAGTGAGTTTGTTGAATATCTTTTTTTATGTTGATATATGGTATAAAAAAAGGACAAAAATGGAACCCGAAGACGTTCTCACCCCCGAAGAGCATGCACGTATCGAAGAGTTAAAACGTACAACAGTGTACGAGAATGAAGCGCCAGCACCAGTACCAGTACCCGCACCCGCTGTAAGTCCGGATTTCTTTTCCAGTTTGTTCAAAATGGTCGCTGGGGCGGCCCTGGTATCGAACCCCGCCGCCGTAGACAAGTCCTTTGCTCGTGGACTCGGATTCAAACGCCAAATCGTGGTGAACAACATCTCCGGACGCAAGGCATGGATTATTTTGGCGCCAGCCCCCATCATGAGTATTGGGGCAATTGGGCTTGACAGTGTGGGACAAATAAGCTTTAGCTCCTCGGGCGAATATAGATGCCAGCAATCGCCTCTCTTGGACAACTCAAGTCGTAAGTTTGATTTAGACAATAATCAGCTGTATTACAGTGTGTTTTTCGACTGTGGTGGTCAATGGAAAGTCCATTTCAAGGACCGGCGTATCAATGCCAAGTATCACGACATCAACTTGTTGTCACGTCACATTGACGAAGCAGTGGATTTCGCATTCGTTCCAACAAAGTCATCTGCATAAGAACAAGTTCGCTATTTTTTTTCCTCCTGAAAAAAAAATTGAAATGCTTTGTGTCTGAAAATATAAGGAACAAGCTTTTTATA